GACAAGATAACTTACTCAGTAAAGAAAAAAGGTGTCGAGTGTTTAGGCGGTAAAGATGCTAAAGCGTACAATGATAAATCTATTAGAGGCAAAATTTATTCAGACATACATAGACAACTTAAAAGAGAATTTGCGGTAACAAGTTACAAAGCAATCAAGAGAAATCAAACCGACATCGCTTTAAAAATGATTAGTGAATATAAGACACCTTTTGCGTTAAATTGCGAAATTAAACAGTGTAATAATCAAATTAATATTTAGGAGGAAACCATGAACAAACAACAGATACAAAAAGAACTACTCTACATAGGCATTAAACCATCAACAAAAGGCTTTGAATACATATCAACAGCTATCGAATTGTACAAGCCTAACACAAAGATGATGGACGTATATTCAGCGATAGCAGAAAAACACGATACTAAAGCAAGCAGAGTAGAAAGAGCAATCAGACATGCAAAAGAATCATTGTTAAATGAATATCCCGTCTTAGAAGAAAGAATCAAAGAGCGATATGGTATAAGCATAATTATTGATGAAAAGTTTACAAACGGAGATTTGATAGCACTTATGCGGATTGCTATAGAAAATATGGAAGGTGCAAAGATATGAACTTTTTATTAAATCACAGCCAGCCAATAACCCTACTAGTTCAAGGATTTTTAATAAATTGCGTACTCTGGCTAGGTGGTTATTGTTTGGTCGAGAGTAGGAGGAAAAGTAGATGAATGTATTAAGTTTATTTGATGGCATTTCATGCGGTCAAGTAGCACTTGAAAGAGCTGGGATTAAAGTAGATAAGTATTATGCAAGCGAAATTAACAAATATGCTATAAGTATCACTCAAAAAAATTATAAAAACACAATTCAATTAGGTGATATCACAAAATTAGATATATCCTCATTAAAAGATATAAATTTGTTAATTGGAGGAAGCCCTTGCCAAGATTTAAGTGTATATAAATTCGATAGAAATGATGTAAAGGGATTAAATGGTAAAAAAAGCAGTTTATTTTATTATTACGTAGATGCTTTGGAACGACTAAAACCAGAATATTTTTTATTAGAGAATGTTCCTATGCAAGATATATGGAAAAATGAAATAACAAATTTTTTAGGAGTTGAGCCAATAGAAATAAATTCTAACTTGGTTAGTGCTGCAGACAGGAGAAGATTATATTGGACTAATATTCCAAATGTAACACAACCTATAGATAAAAAAATAATGTTAAAGGACATTGTTTTGAACGCTGATGAAATTCCTGAAAAATACTGGTACTCCAAAGATTTTATATTTCATGGTTATGATAAAAAGGTTCAATGTACTCTTGAAATGAAAGGTCATAGACATATGAAAGAAGTTTATAATCTCAACGGAAAGTGTAATACATTGACAACTTGCAGAGGTGGAAATCTTCAAAAGAAAGTTTTTCAAGACGGAAAATGTAGAAAGTTAATTCCATTGGAATACGAAAGACTTCAAACTTTACCAGATAATTATACATATGGGATAAGCGATACAGAAAGATATTCAACTGTTGGTGATGGTTGGACAGTAGATGTAATAGCACACATATTTAAAAATATTAAATAGGAGGTACCCAATGAACTACATACAATCCCAAGAAGCAGAAAAAAGAAGATGTACAAATTGCAAAGATAAACCATCTTGCAGCGCATTCGAGGACAAGCAAGAAACAACACCTAGCGAGTGGGACAAGAATAGATTTGCAATTAGTTGTAAGGAGTATGGAGAAAATGAGTAGCAGAGCGAACACTTTATATTTAGCAGTAAGTCCAGATGCATATGAGTTGCCATTTGCAGTTGCTGGAAATTTAAGAGAATTAAGCAAGCTTACAGGAGTTAAAGAAAATAATATATCGTCGGCAATTAATAGGAATGCCAACGGAAAGATTAAAGGTATTAAGTTTTTAAAAATCAAGTTAGAAAGTGAGGTTGACAATGACATACAAAGAACTATGGATTAAACAGAATCCGAACAAAGATTTTGAAACTGCAAAATGTAGAGACATTGAATTTAACTTGACAACAAATTGTGGAAACAAAAGATGTAAAAAATGTTGGGACGAAGAAGTGCCAGAAAGTGAGGTAAACAATGAAACTAAAATGTATTCAATGTCACACAACTTGGGGCATTAGTTCACAAAAGAAAGAGAGGTACAGGAAACACTACATTTGTCCAGATTGCGTAAAAAGAAAAAAGACCGCCTACGCCAATAGGAACGGTCAATAAAAAACATTCAAACAGAATTATAGCACATTAAAACAGATATGTCAAAAAAATAAAGGAGATTTCATATGATAAATTTTAAAAATATAAGCAAATACTTAAAAGGGAAGTCAACTCAAATATTTTGGTTTAGGACAGAGGAATTTAACTATTTATTTACAGGATATTTTGGACTTAGAACAAAGAAAACTTTACATGTAGAAAAATGGATCTTCGTCCCTTTAATAAATTTATTTAAGACAATACCAGACATCGGAACAGGATTCGCGCTTAAATTTGACGGTAGATTAGAAGTAATGACAGAAGAACAAATAAATAATTTCATTGGATTGTTGGAACTTCCAAAAGATGCAGAAGTGTTGACGGATACAAGATTAACGCAAATTCACAGCGATAAAGATTTGCAGATTCTAAAAGCATCTAAAAATTATGTTTATATGGATAGAACTTTTATGAGTTTTATAAACGAATTTTCACCAGTACAAATATATGGCAATATTCCTACTCGACCTATATATGTCACACATGAAAATAGCGAAGAAATGTTGATGATGTTACCGGTAAGAAATGACTATCAACCTGTCTATTTAAACAGAGAAATATTTACAAACGAGGTGAACGAATGAAATGTCACTACAAAATTTTATAAACGACTACAGAAGAATGATAGCAGCAGATGGTGAATTAACAAAAGATGAGTTAGTAAGCATATTAAAACTAGATGAAGTTCTCCCAGATAATAAAAAAGCCGATGAAAAATTAAATAAACTAGCAGACAAAATTTTAGAAAAGAAATACGGAAACGCTAAAAAATGGCAAAGAGAATATTCACACGAAAGCAGATTGAAATTATACAATCAAGGTTTATCTGATGGCGATATAGCAAAGATAGAGGGTTCGCAAGATTCAAGTGTTAGATATTGGAGAGAAAAGAATAATTTAGAAGCCAATCCATCAACTAGAACTATTGAAATTGAGAAGAAAAATAAAATACGAATGGATCTATATAATCAAGGTTTTGTTGATAGTCAAATTGCTAAATTAACAAATACATCAAGTTCCAATATTGCAACTTGGAGAAAATATAGAAAACTTAAATCTAATAGCAAACAACCATTGAAACGAACTAAAAAGGAGGCTAAAAATGTATAGCTGCAGAGATTGTGAAACAATATTTAATCAAGTAGAAACAATTAAAGATGATACAGGCGAATTATTAAATGTTTGTCCTGGTTGTAATAGCACAGGCTACGAAGAAGCCTACAAATGCGATTTATGCGAAAGATATTACTTTGAGGAACAAATACATAACAATATATGTTACAAGTGTGCTGAGAAGGAATATACAGACAGACTAGGGCTTAAATGGTTGGACAAGCACAAAGAATATTTCTTAGAGATATGGGGCATAGGAAACGTTGATAAAGAGTTGGAAAGTGACTTGATAGAAGTTTTAGAGAAAGACTTTTTAAGTAAGGTTGATTTAGATGGAGATAGTAATAAACAACTAGAACATCTTAAAAATTATATTTTAGATGATATGGAAAATTGGATTGAGTTTTTGAGGGAGGAAATAATATGAAATTTAAATTTTGGAAATGGAAAATTGATATAAAAATTAAAAGGCTGAATTCAGATGAAAAAATAGGTTATTTGGCAAACGAACTGATTAAGGAACTAATCGCAAGTGGTAGAGAAGTTGAAAGTTGCAACAGCAAAGGACATGGATATATACCTATATGGATTCATCACTTGGGAACTAAAGATGCAAAGATAGAAATAGAAGATAATAAGTTTGAGAGAATAACAACAAAACCAACATTTGATAAATTTTAGGGAGGAAATATAAATGAATAAAATTCAAATAAAGAAATTTCTTGAATCAGAGGAAGAAACAACGATTGAAAATATACGCAACATCAGAAATAGAGAAGTTGAAAAACTAAAAGAAAAAATAGTAATCGAATCATTGAAAGGGTTAGATGTCAAGGAACTTGAAATTGAAATAAAAACATTACTAAAAGAGCTAAAACAAATAGATATGTATTTTGAAAAAAGCGATAGTTATTCGTATTACAATTCATACACTAGACAAGCGACATATTATTTAGAATCATTGCTAAATAGAGGTGGATTGGAAAAAGATATTTTAAAAACGTTAAATAAAAAATCGTACATGTCAGATAAACCGACAGTTAAATACGAAGCACAAAGAGAGCAAATAAGAAACGAATATACAAAGTTAAAAGGTAATATTTCTTCAATGACAGGCGCACAGGCTACTGAATATTTGAAAGAACTAGGATTTAAGATACCAGAAACAAATGTTGTAAAAAATGAGGTAATGTCAACTATAAATATATCATTATTAAAAGAATTGAGAGGTGAATAGTTAATGTTAAAAGTAGGCGATAAAGTAAGGATTACAGGCGATATAAATGCACATGGTTTTAAAATAGGAGAAATTGTTACAATCGAAAAAACAAATAAGGGTAATGGTTATAGAGCAAAAAACAACAACGAATCATGGTGGATTTGTGAAGAAGAATGCGAACTTATCAAAGATGAAAAACCAATGTTAAATACAGTAATAAGCCACAAAATAGCAACGGTTGATGAAAAGGGATATGTAAAACAACAAATTGATTTAACTCATGAAGAATATTTGTCTTTAGTTGAACAGTTGGCAACAGAAGTTGTTGAGATACAGGAAGATAATAACGAATCTTTATATAATTTTTTATTTGGAGGGAAATAGATGAAAATTAAAAATATTAAAATCAAAAACTTTATAGGTGTAAAAGAATTTAATTATGATGCAGATCCAAAATTAAACATACTAAAAGGTAAAACAGGAAGCGGAAAAACAAGCGTGCTAGAGGGCATAGAAAAGGCATTTAACAACACAGGAAGAAGAACTGAACTAATAAGTCACGGAGAAAATGAAGCTACCTTGTTTATTGAAACTGATGACGGGTTAGAAATTGAAAGAAAACTAAGAAATGATAAATCGGATTATTTCAAACTTAGAAAACAAGGTGAAGGTATAAAATCTACAGAATCAGAGCTTAGAAAATTTATAAAAGGTGATGTTTTTAGACCGTTAGACTTCATTAATCTAACAGCTAAAGAACAAACCAACATCATTTTAAGCATGATAAAGATGAATTATTCAGCAGAGGAAATAGTTAAATGGTTTTTAGACGATAAAGATGTTCTAAGTGGAATAAATACAGACAAGCATATGTTGCAAGTCTTAAAAGACGTTGAAAACAAGTTTTATAAAGAGCGTGAAGAAGTAAATAGAGATATTAAAAATCTTGACATACAAGTTAAAAATATTGAAAGAGGACTTCCAGACAATTATAACGGAAACGAGTGGAAGGATAAGAAAATTCAAGAGTATTACAACAAAGTTTCTGATGCTGAAAGAGTTAATAAATTTATTACCGAAGCAAAAAATTTGAAAGAAAATTTTGATAATAAAGTCAATTCAATTAAAGCTGATGAAGAAGCTAAAAAGGCTAGATTAGACGTCAAATATAGCGAATTAAAACAAGATTTAAAGGACCTTATAGAACTATCAAAACAGAAGATTGAAAAGGAAAACAGCAAAATAGAAGGTTTAGGAACTCTTTTAGAGAATCAGCTAAAAGATTATGATAATCAGCTAGAAAAAGATATTGCAAGGCTAAAAGCAAATTACATTGAATTAAAAGAGACAGCTAAAAGAGAAACAACAAAAGCAGAACAGCAAAGCAAAGAAGAAATCAAACAGCAGCAACAAAAAATAGCTGTAAAAGAGCAAGAAATATCAACACTTGACGAAAAGAAAGAACTTGAAAAAGAATCCATTGAAAAAAATACATTACAGCTAATTGAACTTGAAAAGCAAAGAATTGGAAAAGCTTCTGAATATCTTGAAAACAATGAGGAAATAGACATTGAGCCACTAAAAATAGAAGCTGAAAAAGTCGTTGAGATGCAAGGATATTTAAGGGATTGGGACAGAATGTTATTCATTCGTGATGGTGAACTTGCTACAAAGAAAGGTCATGCAGACTATTTGACTAGACTAATCACGATAGCACGCGAGAAGCCATCAGAGCTATTAAAAATACACGAACTTCCACTTGACGGTATATCAGTTGATGAAAACGGATTAATTCGTATTAATGGCACTTTATTAGATGGTCTTTCAGACGGCGAAAAATTAGATGCAGCTTTCAAAATTGCTTTACAAAGAATGGGCGAACTTAGAGTAATGTGTCTTGATGGATTCCAAAATTTAGATGAAGATATGCAAAAGAAAGTTATTGAAATTTGTGAGAGCAACGATATTCAAACTTTTATGACGGTTACTAAATATCAAGATACAGAAGGTTTTGAGATTGAAAACAAATTTGGGGAGGAAATATAAATGGCTAATGATTTAATTTTAAAAAGCGTACATTCAAATTTAAACACACTTTTAGAAAGCAAGGCTGATGCATTACCGCAAGATTTTAACAAAACTAGGTTTTTACAAAACTCAATTACAGTATTGCAAGATACAAAAGGTATAGAAAAGTGCAATGCTCTATCAGTAGCAAGAACAATGTTAAAAGGTGCATTTCTCGGTTTAGATTTCCTAAATAAAGAATGTTATGCAATTCCTTATGGAAACAGCTTACAGTTTCAGACCGATTACAAAGGCGAAATAAAGCTTGCTAAAAAGTATTCAATCAATCCTATTAAAGATATATATGCAAAGCTTGTACGTGAGAATGATGAGTTTGTAGAAGAAATAAAAGACGGTCAACAAATTATAAGTTTTAAACCTATGGCATTTAATGATGGTGAAATAATCGGAGCCTTTGCAGTTTGTTATTATCAAGACGGAAGCATGATTTATGAAACTATGAGTAAGGCAGAAATCGAAAAGACTAGGAAAGATTATTCTAAAATGCCAAATGGTACAAGCTGGGTAAAGAGTACGGGCGAAATGTACAAGAAAACAGTTTTAAGGAGATTGTGTAAAAATATTTCATTAGACTTTGACAATATAGAACAAAAAAAAGCTTTTGATGATGGTGGAGATAGTGAAGTTAAAGAAACAAAATCTAAGGCTAAAAATATTTTAACAGAAAAAGAAGTTGAGGACGTGGAATATTCTATAGTCGATGAAGTAAATCCAGAGTTAGACGATGATTTACCAGATTGCTTAAAAGAGGAATCAGAAAATGAATAATATTAAATTTACTGATTTAACAATAGAGCCATCATTGGCAGATAGATGTTTTGATAATTTTTGCAAAGAAAATAATTTATATGGCAAAAACAAGCCTATAGAAATTGACAAAGCAGAACCTTCAAAAATGAATATTAATACATTGCCAATACCAACAGATGATAATTATTTTAGTCCAGAGATGAATCGCTTATATAGCGGTTCCTCTCAACTAAAAGCATTTATTGAATGTGAAGCTAGAGAAATGGCTATTCTTGAAGGAAAATATCAAAAGGAAGAATCGTCAGAAGCAATGTTGCAAGGTAGCTATATCCACGCATGGAGCGAAGGAACTCTTCAAAAGTTTATTGAAGAGCATCCAGAGATAATGGCTTCTAAAGGAAAAAATGCTGGTGGACTTAAAGCTTCATTTCAAATTTGTGACACCGTAATCGACGTTTTAAAGAACGACAAGGCTATCTATAGTATTATCACTCAATGTGAGAAAGAATTTATCTTCACAGGCGATATATTCGGTCTACCAATAAAAATTAAGGTTGACTTATTGAACAAAGAGAAGAAATATTTTGCAGACTTGAAATTCATGAGAAATATTTCTGATAAAACTTGGTCCGATGACTACAAAAGAAAAGTTAATTTTATTTTAGCTTGGCATTATGATTGGCAGATGGCTATTTATTGTGAAATAATCAAACAGAATTTAGGTGAATATTTTACACCGAATATTATAGCTGCTAGCAAAGAAGATGTTCCAGACAAAGCGTTAATAACATTCGAGACAGAAGATGAAAATAGTCTTGAGGATTTTGTAAAAACAACTCTTGAAGAAATCAAGCCACATATTTTAAGAGTTAAAGAACTTAAAGAGGGTACAGCAGAGCCTATAGGTTGCGGTGTATGCGATTATTGCAAGAGTATAAAACAAATTACAGAGCCTATTTATTGGCTTGATTTATAGGGGAGAAATCCCCTTTGATTAACACCAAATGAAAGGAGAATAAGAATGAGATTAATCAAATGTAAAAAGTGCGGCACAACTTTAATGGTCGAAGAAGAATTACTAGAAAATATGCTTGATGAAATGAACGAGTATAATACAAAAGCGTTAAAAGCTAAAGGTTATCATAAAAATATCTACGCTCAAAAAGCTTCACAATTGAAAAAAATGGTTACACAAATTCAGCATCGACAAACAATTATACAAGAAAAAAGTCTTGAAGAAAGAAATATCAATTGTGAATTAATTAGTTATTTATTATATAACAATTTAATAACAGAAGAAAAACTTGACAAGATTAAAGATATCGCAAGACAAAAATCAAAAGAAAGTATAGCTATCGAAGAAAAAATTATTAAAAATATTTACGGTAGTTATGAAAATGAATTTTCTAACAAGAGCAATAGTGATCCAACAGCAAATGCGGTAATTAATAACGCAAGAAGGTGAGAAATTGGCAGAGAAAAGAATGTTTGCAAAAACAATAATAGATAGTGACGCATTTTTAGATATGCCTCTATCGACACAAGCATTATATTTTCATCTAGTAATTAGAGCAAATGAAAAGGGTTTATTAAATAATTTAAGGTCTATTTGCAAAATGCTAGGTTGCAATAAAAATGATATAGATTCACTAATAAAGTCTAAATTCATTGATATTAACGATAGTGGAATATACGAAATAAAAAATTGGGATATTGTAATCGGAAGAGCAGAAATAGCAAAGAAAAGGCTAACTTACAAATATAGACAATGGCGAGAAAGTGTTCTCAAAAGAGATAATTATGTCTGTAAAAAATGCGGAAGTAATTTAAATCTTGAAGCACATCATATTAAAAAGTTTTCAGAATATGAAAACGAAAGATATAACATTGATAATGGAATAACGCTTTGTAAACAATGTCACGTGCAATTACACAAGCAAGAGGTGATAAAAAAATAATGGCAGATGTTAAATGGATTAAAATTGTAACAGATATATTCGATGATGAAAAAATATTGTTAGTGGAGAGCATGCCCGAATCAGATGCAATGATTGTAATATGGTTCAAATTATTGACATTAGCGGGAAAAATTAATAATGGTGGAGTTTTATTATTTAATGACAAATTACCATATACGGATGAAATGCTTGCAACAATATTTAGGAGACCTATAAACACAGTAAGATTAGCAATTAGTACTTTTGAAAAATTTGGAATGATTGAAGTGATAAATAATGCAATAACAATTCCGAATTGGAGCAAACATCAAACGTTAGACCAGTTGGAAAATAAAAAAGAGTATATGCGAACCTATATGCAAGAATATAGAGAAAAACAAAAGCTAATCGCAGAGGGTAAAGAGGATTGTAAAACTAACAGTAAAACTAACAGTAAAGCTAATGTTAGCTCGCTAGATAAAGATATAGATAAAGAAATAGATAAAGAAATAGATAAAGATAAAGAAATAGATATTAATAAAAAACATAAATATGGTGAATACAAAAATGTTTTACTTACTGACAAACAATTAGAACAACTCAAAGAAAAGTTTCCTTGTAAATGGGAATATTGGATAAATACATTATCAGAAGGCATTGAGCTTAAAGGATATAAGTATAAAAATCATTATCTAGCAATAACCAAATGGGCTAGTAAGGATAAAAAAGGCGGTGAAAGCAATGGAAAGTACGGAAACAGAATTAAATTTGACGTTCCAAAGATTAAAACAGAGAGTAGCGGAAAATCGCTTGATGAAGAAATCGCAGAACTTGGACTTATATAAATGTCCTAAATGCAAAGATACATACTGGATAATGGACGATAATAATAACTGCAAAAGATGCGAATGTTTCGAGATAGCAGAAGCAGAGAAAATGTTTGAAAATAGCGGAATCAAAGATGATAAGTTCACATTCACAAATTTTGAAGAATGGAACGAGACTTCAAAGTTGATGAAAAACGTTGGATTGGCATATTATAAAAACTTTATGAAAATTAAAAACACTAAGCAAAATAGTATAGCATTTATTGGACAAGTTGGAGCAGGCAAGAGTCATTTAACAATAGCCTTAGGATTAAGTCTTTTGCAGAAAAGGAAAATGTCAGTTGCTTATTTCAGTTATAGAGATGTGATTACAAACTTAAAGCAAAACATGACCGATGAAGAATATTATCAAAAGCAACTAGACAAATACAGAAATGCAAAAGTATTGCTAATAGACGATATGTTGAAAGGTAAGACAACGGATAGTGATAAAAACATCATGTTTGAGATTATCAATTACCGATACATGAACAAATTGCCGATTATCTTATCTAGCGAACACGACATGAACGATTTATTGAATTTTGATGAAGCTATTGGCTCTAGGATATATGAAATGTGCAAGGATTATCTTGTAGAGATTGACAAGAATATTAAGAATAATTATCGGTTAAAGATTGATGGAGGTAACTAATGAAAAATAAACGACAAAGAAACATAATTCTAACAATAATAATTTCGTGGCTTTTAATACTTACAATATTTGTTATCACAGCTTATGGGACATGTCAAGAAGAAACAAAAAGCACGACAAGGTATATTTACACCACAACGAACCTTGACAAGCTTAAAATCGAAAATATGGCTTTGAAATATGCTTTGGAAGATGCTAGGGAAATTAAGAGTTTATTATCTGAAAATAATTATATCGGAGAGTTTCAAATTACATATTACACAGCGAATTTTGAAAGCACAGGCAAGAATCCAGGAGATAAAGACTACGGTATTACCGCTAGCGGTGAACCTGTGAAAGAGGATTATACTATCGCATCAGACTGGTCGGTATTGCCTGTAGGAAGTAGAGTGTTTATCGAAGGAATTGGTATACGAACCGTAGAGGATAGCGGAAGTGCAATAATTGGTAACAAGTTGGATATTTATACAAAGAACTTAGAAGATATACCGTCTATTGGTAGGCATATGGCTAAAGTTTATTTGTTGGATTAGGAGGTGCAAAATGCTTGAATGGAAAGTAAATAACGAAGATAAAAAGCTCAAAACTATTATTAAAAATACTAAAGACGGATTTGATAGTTGGTTCAATTCGTATTGGTCGCATAAATGTAGCAAAGAAACAATGTTAAGCAAAGAATCACCATTAGAACATGTTTATTATAAAATGTGCAAACCAATTAAAGAAATAAAGAAAAAATATCCATTAGAAGGTAAAGAACAATGTTCATCTTGCGGAAAATATGTTGATGAATGGATAGAAACTTCATTTAGCTTTTGCGATGAATACGGCTGTGGAATGTCATTATGCAAAGAGTGTGCTAAAAAGTTATATGAAAAAATGGATAAGTGGTTAAATAAATAAAAGTGGAGGAATTTATATGATAGCAGAATTTAACAACGCAATTATAAAAGTCTGGTTCAATTCTATATCAACATCAAGGAATTTTAAGAATGTTAGTCAAATTAGGCAAGAACAAGACACAGCATTGATAACTACGAGTGATGGAAGTCAACATCTTTTGAACATGAGAAATGTTAATTTGATTGAAGAAATAGAAAATAAAGAAGATGCAAAAATGGGAAAGAAAATGTTAGAGCTTAGAGAACAGTTTAAGAAAGAGAGATGACAATATGAAGCTATATCATGATAATTTCCAAAATTATAAAAAATATGGAATACCAAAAGCGCAATTAGTGATAGCAGATATACCATATTGCATTGGCAAAAATGCTTATGGCAGTTCAACGGAATGGTATATTGACGGTGATAACAAAAAAGGTGAAAGCAAGAAAGCAGGCAAGCAATTTTTCAACAGTGATTCAAACTTTAACCTAGTAGAGTATATGCATTTTTGTAGCAAGTTACTTATAAAAGAACCTAAAGAAGTAAACAAAGCACCAGCAATGATAATATTTTGTGCATTCGACCAAATGCAAATGCTGATTGATACAGGCAAAAGATATGGTTTTAATCATGGGTTTCCAATGTTCTTTATTAAAAATTATAGCCCACAAGTGCTAAAAGCAAATATGAAAATAGTCGGAGCGACAGAGCATGCAGTTGTTTTATATAGAGACAAGCTACCAAAATTTAATAATGACGGAAAAATGATTTTTAATTGGATGCATTGGGAAAAAGATAATTCGGTTCCGAAAATACATCCTAACCAAAAACCATTACCAGTGCTAAAAAAATTAATAAGCATATTTACAGATGTTAACGACGTGGTAATTGACCCATGTGCAGGGAGCGGAACAACTTTGTTAGCTGCCGAACAGTTGGGGAGGAAATCATACGGGTTTGAAATTGTAAAGCAATTTGTTAGTGATTTTAATAATAAGTTAGCTAAGAATGTTCAAACAACTATTTATAACGTGAATTAGGGAGGTAGAAGATGGAACAATTAACTAATAACAAAACAGATAGAGCCATAGAAACATTAAGAGAACATCATTTTAATTTATCAGATGCTTTGAATAAATTGGCAGATTATAAATCTACAGGATTAGAGCCAGAGGAAATATCACCATTTAACAAAGAATTAGTTGATACAATCTTAGAACAATTAAAAGAGTATGAAGATTTAGAAATGCAAAAACTGTTAATTATATTACATTTTAAGTTTGGAGATACAGTTTTTATAAATATAAAAAATAAAACACATATCTGTAAAATTAGCGGTTTTTGCATAGACAAAGATGAAACTAGGGTTATGCTAGCTTTTCAAAATGAAGATAATGGTAGTTGGTTTGAAACTGGTGAAAGCCACAGAATGGAAGATTTATTTCTAACACGAGAAGAAGCTGAAAAGGCACTAGGAAAACAACAATGATTGCACACATCATAACTTTTATACTAGGCTCAATCTTTGGAGCTACTGGAATGAGTATTGTCATTATTGTTGGACTTGAAGAATATAAAAATGAAAGGTTGGGGAAAGATGGAGATTGAAAAAGCGATAGAAAAATTAAAGCAATCAATAGTTACATTAGATAAAAGCTTAGAAGATGAAGAAATTAAAAAAGCAATAGATTTAGGAATTGTTGGTTGTAATTTTGAAGAATTAAAACAAAGTGGATTGGAATTTAAAGAAATATTTGATTTAGCAATAGAAACTCTCGAAAAACAATTAAATGGTGGTTGGATATCTTGTAAAGAGAGATTACCGAGTTACGACGATACATATATTGTAAGCGATGGCAAAGATATTTTTATCATGAATTATGATATGTGTTTAGGTTGGGGAAAATATAAATTTAATAAAAAATCCATTACATTCAAAGAAAGCAAATGCAATGTTATAGCATGGCAAGAAAAACCAAAATCTTACAAGGAGGAAATCGAATGAACAAAAATTACACAATAACAACAAGTCAAATTAGACTTATAAAACACTGCATAGGTCTTGAAAATAGAAGGGTAACAGGAACTAAGCACAGAAAATATAAAGCGTGGAGAAACTATTTTACAACATCTGGTGATGATAAAGAATGGGACAACTTAGTTGAACAAGGATTGGCAAGAAAGACAAACTTTCAACAAGGGTTTGGAGAGAATCCTAAACTGTATTGTGTTACAAGTGAGGGATTAGAGGTTTTGGGTGAAATTATGGGAATTGAGATAACGGAGGTAGAGAAATAAATGAAAGTAAAAATAATAAATAAAAGTGGATTTCCATTGCCAAAGTATGAAACAGAAGGGGCAGCAGCATTTGATATAAGAGCAGTATTGCCTTACGATATCAAAAGTTGTAGATATATTAAGATTGCACCAGGTCAACAATGCAATATTGACACAGGATTATACATACAACTACCAAAAGGCAAGGCGCTATTAATACCAGGAAGAAGCGGAAACGCATTTAAACATGGTATAAGTGTAACACATGGCATAGGCACTATAGATTCTGATTATAGAGGTGAAATAAAGATATGCTTAACTAATCATGGCAAGGAACCTTTTGAGGTGAAACATGGCGATAGGATAGCACAAGGAATAATAGTTGACGTATATCAAGCAGAATGGGAAGAAGTAGAAGAATTAGACGAAACTAGCAGAGGTACAGGCGGTTTTGGAAGTACAGGGAGGGAGTAAATGAATGAACGAACAAGATAAATTTTGGTTAGAAAAATGTAAACAAGAACCTAAAAAATATGAAATATCGGTTGATAATGATGTTGTTTCGGTTAGTGAAATTAATCCGTTTGAGGAAGATACAGAGGAATGGTACGCTTTTGACGGTGAATATTATAGATTCAGTGCATGGGGCGAAGGGTTTATAGTTGAGATTTTAAAATTTATAGGCATAAAAGCTGATAGATGTTAATTATAAGGAGGAATGATATTACGATTGAAGAATGGAAAGCAATAGAAGGATATGAAGGTTATTATCAAATTAGCAATTTAGGCAAAGTCAAAAGCTTGTCAAGAAAACGAGAAGGTAATGGCAAGAAAGGAATTATTAAAGAACGAATTTTAAAGACTACTACAAACAGTGACGGATATCATTGTGTTAAATTATATAAAAATGGCATAAAAACAACATATCGAGTACACAGAATAGTCGCTGAAACTTTTATAAATGGTATCAAAGGAAAAGATTTTGTCAATCATAGAGATGGAAATAAGTCAAACAACAAAGTTGAAAACCTTGAATGGTGTACATTCAGCGAAAACATTAGACACGCTTATGATACTGGATTAAATCCTGTGATATTAAATCTTGACAAGCAAAAATTAAATCTTTTATATAATTGCAAAAAACTACCTATAAAAGATATATCTAAAATACTAAATTGTTCAATAAAAACAGTAAGAAATTATATACAAAAATACAATTTAAAGGAGAATAAATTGATATGAACAAATTTGTAGTTACAGGAAATCTCACTAAAGACAGCGAATTAAAATTTGTACCATCGACAGGAATGGCTGTTGTAAAGTTCACTATAGCAAACAACGAAGGTTGGGGAGACAAGAAAACAGTTAGCTATTTTAATTGTACAGCGTTTGCAAAAACAGCAGAAGCTATTGCAAATTATACACAAAAGGGTTCAAAAGTTTTGATAGATGGAAAAATTCAATTAGGCTCTTACGATAAAAAGGACGGTTCTGGAAAAGCCTATACAACGGACTTAATTGTAAATCAAATTGAATTTTTAGACAAGAAATCAGATGGACAAGCTAAACCACAGACTAACAGCTTTGATGATTTCCTAGGGGAAGAGGATATATTTCAGCCAGTAGATAATATGAATGATGTGCCATTTTAGGAGGGAAATATGGACAAAGATGACGAAGAACGAAACAAAAATTATACATGGCTTGCAGAAGCTTGTTAGGGAGGAAATTATGGACAAATACGAACAATTAACAATAGATTTAAAAGAAGCATATCAAGAAGCTTTAAAAGCTCAAACGGGCAATGATGGAGGAACATGCAATCTTGATGCAACATTTTTAAGATTAAAGGGTTGGAGAGAAGAAAAAGTTCTTGAATCAATAAAAAACGCTGGTTTATATTGCAAAGGTAAAAGAGCGTGGATAGGCATGGGTTATATGCTTAATACAAGCGGTGGCAATCAAGGAAATGACAGAACTAGAGTTAGAGATAAATTTGCAGAAGTATTGAAAAATAAAGGATATGATGTAATTCATTTTGACTTGATGGATTGATAAGATAACAAAGGAAGTTGCCGAAAGGTGACTTCCAAAGGAGGAATAATGTACACTTTCACAAGAGAAATAAGAGAAAGGCTAAGACCATTTCTAGAAGAATATATTGATTTTACAGTAAAGGCTTACATGGACGATTGTTTAACTGTAACAGCAGTAAAACAGGGTATTAAAGGTCTTGGTAATGTTTTTACAGCCGAAGAACTATCAAAAGAATTAATAATTGAATGTCATGTAATATTGCCAGTATGTGTGATAAATGAAATTTTGGAAGGTGATTAAATGATTAAAATAGAAATACCACTAAAAGTTGATGGACAATATGGCATGAACAAAATATATTCGGGCATACATTGGACTAAAAGGCAGAAACAAGCTAAAGAAATACACGAATTGATGTATTACTCCATGATAGCACAACATGTGCCTAAAAAGCTATTTAAACGCCCTGTAATAATAAGTATTAGCTACAATGATAAATTAGATTGTGACAATCATGGATATATAACAAAGATGCTTGTAGATGGATTAAAAGGTTACTTAATAGAGGACGATAAACGAAAATATGTAACGGAAGTTAGACAGAAATTTCATGAGGGCAAAAACATTATTATTGAAATATGGGAGGTTGAAAATGATAGATAAAATATTATGCAAAATACAATTATATAGCTATTTACTTCCGACTTGTAAAATAGGTAACCGAATTATGGATTTTAGAGAAAAGCACACCTTGAACAGGAAGTAGCCAATGGAACTAAAAGACGTAAAACAGGCAATAACGAGCAAAACAATCGTAAAGTATGATAATACCAATTATAAAATTACAGCTTACATACTGCGGTTAAATGGCAGAGAGTGGCAACATTTAGTAGAGTTAAAGGATTTGAAGGCTAAGAGTAGCGTGAGGATAGTTAAGATTAAAGATGTGGAGGTCTAAAATGAAAATAGGAGTAAGTTACAAATTTAATAATTTAGATATACAGCGTATACCATCGGACAACAGAAAAGAATTAGCTAAAAAGTATTTAGCAAGGTCTTTGGCGAATGAGATACTTAAAAATATAAGCATAGATATGCATGCGGATAATGATGGCATAGAGTATAGATGTGTTTTAGAGATAGTTAAAAATTAAAAATATGGAGAAAAAATAATGAAGGTCTATATAAGTGGTGGAATATCAAATGATTTTAATTACATGGAGAAATTTAAAAAAGCAGAGGACAAGCTAACTGCCATGGGACATATAGCATTAAATCCTTGCTGGATAAAAGCGGGATTGAGTTATGAACAGCACATGCATATTGATTTAGCAATGGTCGATGTAGCAGATGCACTCTACATGCTAAAAGATTGGGAAGATAGCAAAGGGGCGAAGATTGAGCGACAACATGGATTGAAAAATGGTAAGAAAATATACTACGAAGGGGCGATATAATGGGTTGGAATGCCAAGGTAAGATGTATTGACGACAAAGGAAAATTTCATACGAAAGGTAAGATTTATGATGTTGTAAATGGGAAATTTGAAGATGATGATGGTGAACTTTGTAGGAATGAATATAGCAACATTGATGATTTGTGCGATGGATTCACTTCTAAATTTGAATTAGTGGAAGAAGAAAATAAAACTTGTGATAATTGCGTGAATAAAGGTTCTAGTGCATGCGGTAATTGTTTAAGTGGAATAGGGTTAATAGAGCCTACATACTGGGGGCCATTAGAAACAGCAGACACATCTAAAATAGATGAAAACAGTGTTACTAAATCTATTTTGATAAACAAAGAATATAAAAGCCTTATCGGTCAGTCGAAACACTCCTATTGGGATAATATATGTAAGATGCAACAAAGGCAAACAGATAAAGGCATAAAGCATTACGGACAAGTACTAGAAGATAATCTCAAAATGGATATGAAAACAAGGCTAGAATACTTACAGGAAGAAATGATAGACGGCTTGATGTATATCGAGCATATAAAGGCTTTGTTGGGTATTAAAGGAGCTGATTAGATGGATAAGCTATACAAAATCAAAATACTCATACAAACTCTTGATGAAAGATTAATTAAAAAAGAGTACAAGGCTAAGAAAATATTTGAAAATGAACACTTTTGCACTTTTGAGTATGTGAACGATAAAGGGAATGTAAGAAAAGAGACTATCGACAAGAATGATTATTTGAGGAATCCAGGGTTAATAGTGGAGGTGTAAAGATTGACTACCGAAGATATAAAAAAAATGCTCTATAACTACAAAAACATTGATAGATGGATTGCTGACTGCGAAAAGGAACTGCAAGAAGTACGAGACAAAATAAGCGTAAATTATGATGTTGGAATCTCTGCAATAAGCGATATGCCACATGGGACAGGGATATCAGACAAGACATTTAATTCAGCAGCTAGGATAGAAAAGTTAAAAGAAACATTCGCGGACCAGGTGGAATATTTAAACAACAGAATACAAAATTACTACGAAGAAAAACGAGAAATCGAAAGGATTATTGACAACTTAAAACCTGTACATAGAGAAATTGCAGAAAAGAAATATTTCCAAAATCTTAGTTGGGACAAGATAATGGAGATTGATAAAAAAGAGAATCCGCATACATGGCGAGGCTTAAAAGCTTGGTATGTACAGCAATCTAATATGTTTAAAGAAATAAATAAGATGTTAAAATAAAAAAACGAGCCTGTGAAGAAAAGTCTGTAAATTAATTTTAAAAAATAGCTTTCTATGATAAAATAAAAATTATAGGAGGCTTTTTTTATGGCAAAGAGAAGGACAAGATTATCAGAAGGAAAACAAAATATCATCGCGTCATTAATTAATGAATATGACATTAAGACAGCAGATGATATCCAAGATGCATTAAAAGATCTTTTGGGCGGAACAATCGAAAGTATGCTTGAGGCAGAAATGGACAACCATTTAGGTTATGAGGCATATGAACGCTCAGTCAACAGCAATGCACGCAACGGGCTAAAGTCAAAATCTGTTAGAAGTAAGTATGGTGAGTTTGATATTGAAGTCCCTCAAGACAGGGAATCTTCTTTTGAACCACAGATCGTAAAAAAACGTCAGAAGGACATTTCTCATATTGAAGATAAGATAATATCAATGTATGCTAAAGGACTATCAACACGTCAAATTTCAGAGCAAATTGAAGATATTTATGGCTTCGAAGTAAGCGAAGGATTAATATCAGATATTACAGATAAACTTCTTCCTGAGATAGAGGACTGGCAACATCGCCCTCTTTCAAAAGTCTATCCAATAGTATTTGTAGATGCTGTTCATTTTTCGGTACGTAACAACAATGTAATTCAAAAGCTTGCAGCTTATGTAGTATTGGGAATTAATGATGAAGGACATAAAGAAGTGTTAAGTATTCAAATTGGCGAAAATGAAAGCAGCAAGTTCTGGTTAAGCACTCTCAACGAACTAAAAAACAGAGGTGTAAAGGATATTCTGATTCTATGCGCTGATGGTTTGACAGGAATGAAAGAAGCCGTAAATGCAGCATTTCCTAATACAGAATATCAACGTTGCATAGTGCATCAAGTTAGAAATACATTGAAATATGTTGCTGATAAAGATAAAAAGAAATTTGCTGCAGATCTAAAAACCATCTATCAGGCTCCTAGCGAAGTTAATGGTTATGAGCGTATGCTTGAGGTTACAGAAACCTGGAATGCTCATTATCCTAATGCAATGAAAAGTTGGGAAGCTAACTGGGATGTAATAAGCCCAATTTTCAAGTATTCAGCTGAAGTAAGAAAAGTAATATATACCACAAATGCTATCGAAAGTTTAAACAGTACATACCGTAGATTAAACCGCCAGAGAAGTGTGTTTCCTAGTGATATTTCCCTTCTTAAGGCATTGTATTTATCTACATTTGAAGCTACTAAAAAGTGGACTATGCCATTAAGAAATTGGGGCAAGGTTTATGGTGAACTTTCAATTATGTTTGAAGGTCGACTTAGATAGCAATTTTAGTTCAAAAAAGCTAACACCCTTTTAGTAGGGTGTTAGTTGACATACTATAAACTTTTAATTATACTGTTTCTAAGCATATATGATAATTCGTTACTTTATTATTTTATATATGTGCTTAGAAATTTATCATAGAAAGTTATTTTACAGAGATTATTTCACACTCTCAAAAAAACAGGGGAACTATTCCTCTGTTTTCTTTTTGAAACGATTATCGACATATGGCTCGTTTTTATCAATAAACCAATCTCGACCCATCTTTCTAGCTGTTTTAAAACTTCCTCTTGCTGCTCTTTGTCTAGCTGTTACAGATGTTATTCCATGCATTTTAGCATACTCTGTAAGCGGTATTAGTTCTTCTTTCATTTTGTCACTCCTTGTTTTTATTTATGCATTTTTCAATATCTTTCGCTATTCTTTCTAATTCTTGTAGTTCTAAATATTCCTCCGAACTTAATCCCCGAGAATGCCCTATAAACATTAAGTCAACAACCCTTGCATTTACTTTATTTGTGGCATTTATTATATCCCTCATCATATCCCCATACCTCCGAATCTAAAAATCAAGATTCTTAAATGTTATCTCTAGTATGCCAGCTAATATTAAAAATACCAGCGCATACAATCCGATAAACAATACTTTTTCCATCTCTATACCTCTCTATTGACAAATAGAACGGTATAGTGTAGAGTATTTATACCGCTCTTTTGGTGGTTAGTGTAGCATCTCAATAGCTTTGGTCGGCTTGTGCTACACTATTTTTATTTACTTTAATCGTTGATATAATTCTTGATATTTGTTTAATTCTGTTTCGTATTTTTCATCTGACAATGATAGGTTCTTAAATTGTTCAACGGATAAACCTGTATACCATTTAAACCATTGTTCAAAACTCGTTTTTAACCCTCCTATATTTGATTAATTCTAACCGCTATTTTGTTTTCTTCTTGGATCACTCCGCCAAAGATATATAAGTTGTTATAAACTGCATTGTATACTCCTTCATGCTTCATGTGTCCTGTTTTCTTGAATCCTCTTGTGTGTAAAAAGTTGTTTATAAAGTCTATTAAATCATTAATAGTTCTATCAACTTCAATCTCGAATAATATTGATGTTTTTCCATGCTTTAAAGCTGGGTTATTAACAAATTCTTGATATGCTGTCATTTTCAAGACCTCCTATTTCAAATTTATAAAGTTGCCAATTATCCATATAAACCCCTACAAAATCACTCCATTTACTTTTAACAATTTTCTTTTGTATTTGCTTTATGCTTTTAAAATTATTTGATATCGGCTTTCCGTTTTCTATTGCTATTTCTTGTAATCTTACACCTGTTTTAGTGATTTTCATGACTTGATATGCAGATATAATGTTTGTATTGCTTGCGTTGTAATGGCATAATATATCACCTATAGCGTAGGGGTTTTTAATTTCGCTAGTTTCTTTTGTTTGTACAATCTCTGTGATTGCTGCATATGGGGCGGTTAAAACCATTCCAGCAGCTCCGCCTTCAAGGATTTTATATTTTACATTCATTGGACCAGCTGACACAATTTCAGATTTTCTAAAATCTTTTATATTTACAATGTAACCAACTTTAATATTTTCTCTTGAGAACTTGTTTCCGCCTATTTCTTCAATGCGGTTTTCTAAAAATGATAATTTATCTATCTCGTATTCCATTTTATCGAGCGTTTCATCAATCCACTTTTGAAATTGTTCTGCTGTTAATATATTGCCTGCGTAGCTTTTCAATTCTTCACCTTGTTCTATTCTGTGAAGTTTATTTTCGTAATTTACAATATTTGATTCTAACTTTTTAATTGTGCTATTACATTCTTTTATTCTGTTTGTTAGATATACAGCATCGTTTAATTTTTTCATATCTGCGGTCTCTCTTGCTGTTTCTGCTCTATCTCTGTAATATTCGCTTTTGCGGTACTCTTCAAACCCTTTGTGATATCTATTATAAATTCTCTCTCTTCTTCTTGCAAAAGCTTGACTTCCTGCATGACCTGCGATGATTGGTTGTGTAAAGAATGCTATATCACCGTGCATTGAGTTTAATTCACTTTGTAAGCTTTTACCTGTTGCAACTGCTTTTTCTGCTTTATATTCGTATCTGTCCGCCCTACGTTCTGCTTTTTCCGCTTTTCTTTCTAATTCTTCAGCAAAGCTTAATTTTTCGCCTTGTTTTTCTTCTTCTGTAAAACCTAATTTTTCCGCAACTCTTAAAGCATTATAATGATTCTTTGTGCTTCTGCTTACCCACGCATTAGCATATCTGCTAAATAAATATGCTCCTTTAATTTCTTTCTTTTCTACATCTGATAACGCTTGATATTCTGATTTTTCAAAATGCAATTCGATGTGTCCAGTTTCTAAATTATTGATATAGTTTTTGTTCATTTCTTTAGTTCCTCCACTTTTAATTTTTCATTACCTAGAAATTTTACTAGTCTTTCTGCATCTTGCTCAGATGGCAATAAGTACATGAAATTTTCATTATCTGTAAAGCTGAAATTTCCGTTGATGTCCATTTTTGCGTATTCGCCTTTGGTATTCTTGACTGCGTATTTCATTTTGGGACCTCCTAACGGTTTTATGGCCAACCGCAAACCATTAAATTTTATGTTTTATTATACTAATTATTTTCTTTCCAATCCCATGGGTAGCAATTTGTTTCATTCATGATGTAATCAAATACATTTGCTTTTTTAACTTTTAAAGGGTTAACAGAATATCCGTTCCCTCTTAAATCATTTATAAAATCTTTCTTTGTGTTATAATCTGATTCAATAATTTCTGTTTGCTTTGTTTGTTTATCTGTAACTATTGCTTTATATAACATTTGTAAATCCTCCTATAAAATAATTGTTTTACCTTACATGCTTATAATACTACTTTAAAGATGTAATGTCAATAGATTATTTTATTAACTGTTTGTAATATTTAAAATAACATCAAAATATTGAAAAATGCAACTTAGACCAAATTAGACTTAATTATACCTAGCGTAAATGTTACAATTACGATACAAAGTTACATGCATTTGTAACAAATAATAGAATAATTACTTAAAAAGCTATGTCAAAGAGATGTAGCTTTTTTATTTTAATATGCGAGGAGGTCACAAAATGGCTAATAAAAATAGTAAGAAGTCGAAGAGTGTAAATACATCTAAGAGTAAAAAAAGTAGTGTTAAAAGTGATTCTGTGGCTTCTGATAATGTAAATATAGAAACAGAAACACTAAAACCAAACAATAGACATAATAGCGGTAGAAAATCTGCTATGGAATTTGTTGATCTAGATAAATTAACAGAATACGCATCACAACCAATAGAAAACTATAAGATAGCAGAAGCGTTAGATATGGCTGTGTCTACTTTTTATAAATTACTTAGCACTAATGCAGATTTTAAACAAGCATACGAACAAGGCATCGACAACAGAAAATATACGTTAGAAAAAGCATTATTAAAGAGAGCGGAAGGATTTACAGCAACAGAATCACAAACAGTTGTAACAGATGACCCAGAAAAGGGCCGTATTGTTAAAAATACAGTTACGCAAAAAAACTATGTACCAGATAGTACAGCGTTAATATTTTCTCTAAAAAATCTATATAGTGATAAGTACAAGGATAGAGTAGAAAGTGTAAATACTGTAAATATCAACGTAAATCAGATCCAAAACTTGCCAGACGAGGAATTACTCAAATATGCTAATACGGAGCTATTGGATAATATTGATTACGAAGTTGAGTAAGATTGTTGGAATTTGAACGTTTGTTAAATAAGGGTAAATGATTTGTGATATGAAAAGACTGAATATTCTTGGAATAAATAGAAGCAAATACAAAAAGAACCTTATTTCGTGCAAAATATTGCATGGTTTTATCGATATCCAGACCATCAATTCACAAAATTACATGTATAAAATCATTTCAAATATGCACTGTTTTTTACTAATATTTATGCAAATACGCAAAGGTATTTATATAATTGCTGTAATCATTGCAAATGCTTAATGCAATAAATTGTAATTAGTCATATAAGATTTATTTTGCGACATAATAACTACCGAACTACACCAAATATGCAAAAACACCTTAAATTATTGCATACTTCATGCAGTTAGAGTATTCCTCCTAATTTTTCCTATGCAAATAGGTTTTATTGCTCTAGCTGCTTTACTGTAAAATCCCTCTTGGTGCGCGTAAAAGGTCCTTTGATTTAATATGTATAGCATAGGGGTATGGCAAACATGTTGAAAATACAGGCATTGTGGAGATTGTGAATGCAGATGTAGGAGTGTACCCTATCCCCGATTGACCCCGGGGTGGGTTTCAAATATCTATAATGGTTCTCCTGTTCCCAAAGACATGTAAAATTGGTTAAAGATTTATTCCATTCCCAAAGACACAGAATTTTACCGACAAAGTGGGGGGTGGGGTAAATAACAAACCCTTAAAAATATATTTTTTATTTTTTTCTAGAAATTAATCAAAAGTAGTTAATTTAAGTGCATACAAAATGTCGGCTTCCCCTCCATTTTAGTATAATAACTTAATAAAAGGACTAAATCGCCTAAAAAATCAATATAGGTATTGAAATTTGAATAAAAACAAGCATTTTGTTTCGGGACAAAAATGTCCAATTGCAAACTTTTTTCACAAAGTAGGTGATATGTTGAATCTAGAAGAAAATGAGTACCTTATCGTTAATCCCAATACTGGTGATTTGATAGGCATATACAACAAAGATACGCAAATTATACGGAATAAAAAGCAAGTTGATTATTACAAGAAAAACAAAGTACAAATTGAAAAAGATAAAATATACGATTTCGGTCAAAGCGGAAGTTTTAACATGTTTAGTAATTTTGCAATAGCAGGATTGGCTAATGAAAACTTAACAAGTTCTGATTATAGGATATTGCTTCTCATGATGTCTGGTATTGGATATAAAACAGGGTACATTTCAATGGGTAACAACCATTCAATGACAAATGATTGGATTGCCAAGAAGCTAGATGTTGATAAAAAGACTGTAAATAGGACGATTAAAAAATTAGTCGACAGAGGAATTATAGCATTAAATGTTACCGAAAAGAAAAAATCATATTTCTTAAATCCGTATATCCAATATAAAGGGCAATGGATAAGTAAAGACTTGTATAATATGTTCAAAGATACCAAATGGGCGATGATGGCTAAAGAAGAAAGAGAAAAAGAATCTAACAATAGAGAATCAATGAAAATTAGCAAGAAAAAAAGAGGTATAGGGAGTTGATTAAATGTGTCAAAAATTAAACTCACATTCAATACAAAATGGGACAATCAAGAATTGATATGTGCCTGTTATATTAAAAAACCAATGTGTCAAGACTTTAAGAATTGTGAAGAATTAGACCTTACGCTATCAATTTATGACGGAATAGAAGAATGCATGAGACATAGAAAATATAAAAAGCAAGGTGGAGTTACAAAACAAATTTAGGAAGTGATTATATGGAAGGCGATTAATTATATAAATGTCCGAGTTAATCTATATAAGATTACAGCCAATGTACTATGTTTTCGGTTATTGACCGTTAGATGATTGGAAGGAAAATCTTAGCTGACGAGCCAAGCCACAAGATACGGTTATAGGTGGCGATGACCTATTGAAATAAATAGGAGATCGGCCTTACTCATTGAGCCACGTCGAGAAATCAATGAGTTTTAGGGCGTATGGACCTAGCAAAAGCACTTCTTAATTGAGGTGCTTTTAATTATGGAGAATTGACCGAGGGTTTAAGGTGGTAGTTTGCTAAACTATTAGATGTAAAAGTCTCACAGGTTCGAATCCTGTATTCTCCGCCAATAAGGAAGTGATTTTAATGAAATCAATCTTATGGATTATATTAGCACACTACTTGTTAGATTTTCCACTACAAGGTGAGTTTTTAACACAAACAAAAGGTAATTACTTTTATAGTTTATTAGCTCACTCAATGATTTATAGTTTAGGAATGGCATTGTGTTTTGAATTAATAGGCGTATTTGCTATTTGGAAAGTACTCATATTGATTGTAAGCCATTTAGTAATAGATGAAGTCAAAGCAAATGCTGAAGATAAGAAAAAAGCATTAACGACTCATTTATACATAGACCAAGCTTTACATATTTTAATAGACTTGATTTTATTTGCACTTTAAGGAAGTGATTAAATGCTAGATATGTACAAGTACACAGACAAAGAAGTTAAGTTACTACTAAAAAGCATGGTAATTTTAATCGACAGTAGAGAACAAGAAAACTCGCACATAACAAAGTGGTTAGATACCAAGAAAATACCTTATATAGTAGAAAAGCTCGAAACAGGTGACTACTCTTTTTTATTGCCATCTAATACCGAGTTAGGAATACAAAGAGATTTATATTTCACAGATAAAGTTAAAATCGAAAGAAAAGCAAGCCTTGAAGAACTTAGCGGAAACTTTTCAAACGATAGATTGCGCATAGAAAGCGAGTTCATAAGAAATAAAGGTAAATGTACCTTGCTTATTGAAAATGCCTCATATGACGATATAATCAACCACAAATATAATACAAAATATGAACCGTTATCATTTATTGGAACATTGCACAGTTTTAGCGAGAGATACAATATTCCATTTGTTTTCATGAAAGACAATAAGTATTCGGCACAATATATCTACTATACCTTTTATTACTTTTTGCGAAATTATTTGTTAGGGAGGTAATTTTATGGCTAGAAAACACATATCAGATAAGCAAGTTATAGAAGCTTATCTTGAATGCAATAAAATGAAATTTACAAACGAAAGAAAATATCCTTACGAGTTATTGAGTGAATTGACAGGACAGCCAGAAAAAGTTTGCTATCGAGCAATGGAACGAGCAGAAGACCGAGGGTATATTGGAAGTGGAATTACACTACGTTCTGGTTGGGTTACAGATAAAGGAATGGAATTACTGAAATAAGGTTGTGATTTTATGGCAAATGAAAAACAGAAACAATTAACATCAGAGCAAGCATTTTCAATTTTAGCAACTAGAGAACTCGAACGTAGAAAAATTATAAGAGATATAGAATATTTCTTTGAAAATTACATGTATATAGAAAATAAAAGCGGCAAAACACCAGATGAACGTTCTGTATTATTTAAAATGTTTCCAGAGCAAAAAAGAGTTTTAAAAGAAATAGAAGAAAATTCAAAAAACATACTTATAAAAGCAAGACAATTAGGTATGACGTGGTTATCTTTAGGATATGGAACTCATGGTTGTCTAAGTACTCAACAATATACAGTTGCAATATTATCACAAACAGAGGAATATATGTATGCTGCAATAGATAGAGTTGAATATATTCTTATGCGACTTCCTAAATGGCTTATGCAGGAATACAACAAAGAAAATGCACAATACGGAAGTATGTACCTAT